CCAGCTTGGGCCACTTGTAGTTGGTGCTACCGACCCGGACGACTCCCTTCTTGGGAATCTTGCAGATCGGTGTGGCGGTCTTCATCGTGCAGAGGAAGGGCGATCCGGCGAAGACATCACTCGGCGTCTTGTGGTTCGGTCGGAGGCGAGCGTATTCACCTTCCATCACCTTGGTATCGAAGGCGGTGTTGTGACAAACGATCAGGTCGGCATGTTCCGCTGCGATGATGAACATCTCGACCGCATCGGCGATCGGGATACCCTGCTCTTCGCACATCTCGGGCGTGATGCCGGTGACTTCCATAGCCTTGTGTGAGATGATCGAAGGCGGAAGTTCGCCGGTGGGGTCTTCGTGGAGATACCAGTTGTCGGGCTTGATGAGGGCGTCGAGCGTGATGACATCAACGCCGTGGCGTTCGAGGATGAAACCAAGCTGCGTGATATTCGGCTGGTGGGTCTCACCAGTCTCGGGGTCCTTCCGGGGTAGGCCGGTGGATTCCACGTCGAAGAAGAGGATGTTCATGTCGGGGAGAACCTTGTTGTCCAGACTGCGTTATGTCAAACTGTCTGTGATGTCAAGTGAAAATGGCGGTCAGCGCGAAAAAGGTGGCTGGGCAGGGTCGTAGGCCGGGCCTATCGGGGAGCGAATAGGTGAGCCCTCCGGCGAGCGGACAATCGGCCCCGGTGTGATGTCCACACCTGAAATGGGGAAATCGATCACCAGCTTGGGGATAGGCATGTTGAGTTCGCGGAGCTTCTTGAGCCCTTCGATCAAAGCATCCACTTGCTCCCCGGTGAGAACCAAGCATCCTTCGGTCTGGCCGGAAGCAACCGATCTGATTTCAAACAGACCGGCCCCATCAACGTTCGGGCTGAGTGCGAGGTAATCACCGCTATCATCATCGTAGAGACGCAAGGCATATTCGGTGGTGAGCTTCACAGGAAATACTCCAGAAGAAAGATGATCAGGCCCACCACAGCCGCAACGAACAGTGCGACAAGTTTACTGGGCGTGCTACGAGAACAATCCGGATAATCGGACCACCCATGTGGATTGGTAAGGCTCAGATTATACAGAAGATACAAGGCAAGCCCTGCGACGACGATAACGATGGCAGGTTCGGTCATTGTGTTTCCTTAATGTTACTTTCGCTGTAGCTATGACGTTCTCTGAACGGACGTTCGTAACTTCCTCGGATCACAACATAGTCTCCGGGGATATACCCATTGCATTTATACCGGCTACGGGGTTCAGGATTATTTGAACCCAAAGCGATATGTCTTTTCCCTATCAGTTTATCAATAGGAAAGCACCATAGATGAGTTCCGACTACCCATAGTTCATCGATCTCATCAGGAGTGTATCCATTAAGATGAGATTTAGTTAGAAGTGGGCATCTCTCGTAAGCAAAGTGACCATCACCAAACTTAGACCACTGCGCTGTCTTTACCTGCACACGCACAGCCTTACCTTCTTTAATGTATACGAGGTCGGCTCGGGACTGGGATGCGATTGACATATGGACATCAAAACCTTTAGCTGCCAGATGGGAGGCAACTAAAAGTTCTGATGCTAATCCTAAAGCGGCTGTATCACGAAGCATTAGTGTGTCTCGTGCCAAGCATAACCACACGAAGCTGACGCGTCAACTGGAAGAGCAAAGTTAAGGTAATTACCAGCTTCTAATGCAGCCTTGACACAGACTTCCATGACTTTTTCTTCAAGACCTTCTCTACAAGCAATTTGAATCTCATCGTGGACCCAAGCGCAGAATACGAAATCTTTGTCCCAACCATATTCAAGACCTTCTTCATATAGCATATCTTCCACAAAGATCAGCCACCAGTTGGCGATCGTGGCACCCATGCCTTGCAGGTCGGTGTTGAGAGCCGCGTGCTTGGAGCGCACGAACAGACGACGGCCATCCAGACCTTCGAGGAACTTACGTCCGGCTTGACGCTGGATGTCACGGATCACCTTGTTCAGGGCCGGCAAGTTCTTGAGGAACTTCTGCTTGAGTTCCTTACCAATCTTTGCCTGTTGAACTGGGCTTGAAAGAGGAGAAATAATCTTACCAATCTTCTCGTCGCCCGCCCCATAGAGGAAGGCGTAGATAAAGGTCTTGGCCGTGTCACGCATATCCAGCCCGGCGAGGCGCTGGTTTTCAGAGTGGATGTCACCTTCGAGCAGAACCTGCCCGTAAGCACCACCGTCATACTTCGCCATTTCATGTGCGAGGCAGCGAAGCTCGATACCAGCCAAGTCAGACCCGACAAGCTTGAAGCCTTCATAGACCGTAAACAGCGAGCGGCACTCGTAGCCCCAGCCGCCCTTGAGCCCGAGAATGATGACTTCGACGATCAGATCGCCATCATCATCACGCTTGAAGAACGGCTCGCCATTTTCATCAACGGACTGAGCAAGCTCCTGCCAGTTATCGCAGCGCCGTCCCTTGTGCATCACAAGCACCGGACCACCCTTGAAGATGGCATTCGGGCGGATGATACCGGTCGGCTTGGTGATCGGCTTGAGCGCAGTGATCTTGGGCTTTTTCTTGCGGACGGCCGGGACCTGTGCAAGGTTCGGGAATGCGTGCGTCGCACGGGTGGTGACCGCGCCGCATGGGTTGACGTAGGCGTGGATGCACCCGGTGGTAGGATTGTAGACCTTGAGCCACGCCTGCTTGCCGTCAGCCAACTGGCCCATCAGCTTGCGGATCGCGAGCAGATCGGCAAGGTCTTCGGCGACCGGGAACTTCTCGACGATCCGGCGAAGGATCACGTCGTTCGCTTTGACGTTACCCTTCTCGGTATAGTCCTCATCCTCAGGCTCCCAACCAAGCTCTTGCAGTCGGTCGGTAATCTGGGGGCGTGATGTCGGCTTGAACTCCTGCCAGATGATCGGCGTGAAGTGTGCCCCGGCGCTGTAACGAGCGCGGAGCGGGTCCTTGAAGTTCAGTGCATCCTTTGGTTTGGTCTCGGGGTAGCCATACCACCGGCGGTCAGGGACCAGTTCATCCATCTCGGCGCGTTGCTTGGCGATCGCTTCGCTGGCCGACAGATTGGAATCGAACTTGATCTCAGCGGTTCCCCAGAAGTCAGGGAACTCGCCGCCGTTGACGTTCCGGCCGATCGGTGCTGTGTCCATCCGCTTCTTCGGGATGAAACGACCGGGGAAGGAGATCGCGAGCTTGGCTTCGAGATTGGCTTGCTCGACCGTGAGTTCTCCGGCCAGCATCTTGGCGCGTGGTGCGTCGAATGGGAATCCGTTCTCCTGCTGCCGGGCCATGAGATCACCGAGACGGTGCTGCACATAGACAGCATCAGGGGAAGCCTCGCGGCTCTCGATCATCTTGACCAGAAGGCAGGTGACCTCTACGTCATTGACGCAGTATTCTTCCAGTTCTTCGGTCCACGTCCCCCAGACCCAGAGACGCATTTCCTCGGAGTCCTTGAGGTAACCCCGTTCGAGACCGATCGCTTCTTTGATCGCCTTGTAGTCGCCCTTATACATGCCGAGACGTTGGCCCCAGCTATCGAGCGTGTGCTTGCCGATCAGCTTACCTTCGAGCTTGCCGCCTTCGAACAGACGGAAGTCCTTGTCCTTCTGGTCGGGGAACATCAGACGAGCGAGGATCAGCGTGTCGCGGATACGTGCTTGCGGCTGGTATCCGAAGAGGATTTCCAGCATGGGAATGTCGTAGGCCACGATGTTGTGGCCCCAGATTTCCTCAGCGTCGTCGAGCAGCGCGAACAGCTTGTGGATCGTGTCCTCGCGCTTGTTCTTGCGGAACACCCACCGCTGGCCGGTGTCATAATCTCGGACCGCGACGCAATGGCAGACCGTGACTTGCTCAAGCAGGCCATCGGTTTCCGCGTCGAATACGAGACGACGATATTTTTTCGGCTTGAGCTTCAAGGGGACTACCTATCGGAGGAAGGTTTTGTTAACCACAAAACGCCGTCACTGTCAATTCAAAATGTCGGTCACGGACAGCAGCGAGGCGATCCGCCGCAGACATTTGCGTAGTGACCAAACTCGAAGTCCTCGGGTTCTTCCGGCCATTCGGTTGCCTTATCGCAGACGTTGCAGCAGAAGAACAGGATACCATTGTCCTCCCACAATCCGTCTGGGAGTTCATCAGGCGTAGAGGTCTGGGTCATCATCGTTTCCGTTCATAGCAGACAAGATAATGAAAGCACAGACGATGATGCTCACCCAGAGCAAGGCGTCCGTGATCTTTTCAATGAGTTCAAATGTCGAGGGCAAGTTGGCCTCCATCAGTAAAGTCGTGTTCTTCTTCGTCCACCGGATCATCGTATTTGATGTAGCCGGCATTGATCGACATATTGCGGCCGATCTCCTCGAAGAAGCCGTGGTAGCCGTAATCGTGGCAAACGACTTGACCGTTAAGCATTCCGAAATTGGCGTAGTGGATGTCGTGGAGAACCGACGGGATGACACCGCCTCTTGTCCGCATCAGGGCTGCCTTGAAGTCCTTGTCGCACTTGAAGGGCTCTGTCCGTCTCTGGGTTAAGACATTCCCGTAGGGATCGATGTCTACGCAAGGTGCGAACCAGTCAGAGATCGGCCATTCCTTCATCTCCTGCCAGACCAGCCATTCGGTCTGGTTGTGGAATGTCCGGGCGGTGGTCTCGACTTTCATCACAAGCGTCGGGTCATGGATAACCTCGTAGACTTCACGAGATGCCCCAGCGCCAATGCATTTTCCCAAGAACATTGTGAGGATGGAGTTCTTGAGCGGGTCCACGTAATTCCAAGGATTGCTCATCGGTCTCTTGGTTCCTCCATGACATCCATAAGCATCTCATCGATCTCGACGATGCTGGACAATCCGTTGTCCATCTGGATGGCGATAATCATGCGTGGAACCTTCCCTTGTTGAGCGTGATGATCGTCCGCTTGCCGTTTTGATACGTGATGATGTGGCTGTGCGACCACGACGAAGGGCCCTTGTTGTAACCCATGTCGAGGCTACCAGAGACGCCACCAACGTAGGCACCATCGCGGATGGCCGGGCTGTGGGTGTGGCCGGTATTCGACTTACGGCCTGATCGGCTGATCGCCAGCGGCGAACCCCGCGACCCGTTTGGTCCAAGGTGGCCGTGCATACCGCATTCGATGTCGCCGCAGATGATGAAAGACTGATCTTCGTTGCAGAACACAACGTCCTCAGGTGTTCCCATCTCCCGCATGACTTGCTGGAACACGTCCGGCGAACTGTTCCCGGCCTGCATCTCCATGTAGAGCCACTTCTGGCAACTCAGGAAGAACAAGGCGTTCTCAGGATCATCACGATAGTCGGCCGTCTTGAGCCACTTGAGAAGGGCTTGGTCGTGGTTGGATTCCACAATCACTGACGTGCAGTCATCCCGATGAATTTGCTTGATGAACTCAGCGCAGCCATTCAAAGCCAACTGGACATTGTTGTTCTGTCCGCCGCGAGTGTGGGCAGCAAACCGGAAGTGGTGGTCCTTGATGTTGTGGTGGTTGCGCGGCGAGAAGTCGCTGAGGTCGTGGAAGAACTCATACTTCGGCCGCAGCCGGTGGATCAGCGGCAGCGGGCGCGGATCGTGTGGGTCTCGGAAATTGTCGATGTCCCAAGCTTCCTGCGACGGGACATGGTATCCCCACGTCAGCATGGCGACTTCGTGATCCAGCTTTTCGTGGTGAATGTCACCATAGCTGATCGCTTCGACGCGGTGATTGGTCGTCACACCTTGGCTGGTGACATAGCGATCGAGATCGTAGAACGAGCCATTCTCAAGATCGGTGGTCAGCAGGTGCCGGCAGTAGGTAGCACCGTCCGGAGTCATCTCGACCAGCACGGCACCAATCTGGTGGTGGAAGGTGGCCTTGATACCGGCCTTCTTGCGGACGTAGTTCGGTAGCGTGACCGAACCCGTGGTCATCAACTGCTTGGCACGCTCGTGCTTCATCGTCGCCACCGATTCCAACTGGACCTTCGGGTGCGGGAAGACGCCCCAGCGAGCGCGGGTGTAGGTGGCGAAACCAGACAGTGGGGTAACAGCCGTCGGTAGCGTGTTCATCTCGCCGCAGAAATCCACTTCGTCGCCCAGCCGCACGCGGTCATGAACGATGAAGTCATCCACAGACGGGTGGAAGCCGACTTTGGATGAACGGGTGTCGTGATCCTCGAACAGCTTCTTGCTGTAGGTGAACCCTGAAACGATGATCTCACATTCGCCCAGCCAGTGGGCGTAGACATTTAGCGCGTTCCAGAAGTCCTCGTGGATGTCCGAACTGTCTTGAGCCGAAGTCAGGATGAAATAGCGAGTGTGATCCAGCGGTTCGTAAACCGTCGGCCGGAGCGGACGGTTCGATGAGAACACGAACTCGATCTGTTCACCGAGGTCTTCCTGCACTGCAATGTTTCGCTTCATGCGATAACGCAGTGTGGACTCGGCGATGTTGAGGGCGCGGGCAGCCGGGCGGATACCGCCGTGCTGGGCGACCAGTTCAAGATATTCCATGGGACCTCAGTTCAGAACGAGCGGGCCGGACTTCGGCTGGCCGGGCTTGGGTGCAAAATCGGGATGGGAGTAAGCGATGCCGGCAGCACCGGCCTTGTGACGCCAGTCCCAGACGAACCACGAATAGTTGTGGCGCGGCGATCCGGTGGAGCCAGCAACCCAGCGCGGGCGCTTGGAGACCACGATTTTCTTGTGGAAGGGTGGGAGACCGAACAGTGGCATACGCCCCTTCGAGCAGTCGTATTCGTTCCGCAGGAACATCGCGACTTGACCCTTGACCGGCTGCATGAGCTTGAGGGCGTGCTTGATGAACTCTTCCGGGAGATCACCGGCGTAGGGTGGATTGGAAACGATCGCCTTGATCGAGGGATCAGGCAGCTTGTCCATCTTGAGGAAGTCACCGATCGTGAAGCGATCTTCGTAACCATAATCGATGATGTCGCTCGACCAGACAGTGTGGCCGAAGTCCGTCAGACGCTGCGAGATGTCACCCTTGCCGGCCGCGCATTCCCAAACGTTGGGATGGATGTTGACGTGCTGGAGAAGGCAGTCCACGTTCTCCGGCGGCGTGCAGTAATGATCTGCTTCGATCCGCTCGTATCCGGAGTCGCCAAGCATGGCGGCGTCCTTCTTCTCCAGCGCCTTGCGTCGGATCATTTCCTCGGCGATCGCGAGAGGAACGCCCATTCCCATTGCGATCTCCTCAGCGGTTCCTTCGCGCCAGTTCAGTTCAGGTAGCGATGTCATGTTATTCCTCGGAACTCAGCGTGGTCATCATGACACCCGCTTCTTGAAAAATGGCGCGTGTCGCGGCGAGGCTGTTTCCCCACCGTTCAAGCTGTTCTGGTGTGGGCTCAGGGCTCACAACGCGGGTGATCCCAGCCTGCACGACGAAGACGGCGCACCGGTCACAGGGAGTGAACGTGCAGTAGAGAGTGCAGCCATCCACCGGCCCATGGGCATTGAGAATGGCGTTCATTTCCGCGTGAACGATGCGGCTGTATTTGGTCTCCCGATCCTCATAGAGAGACGGGTGATCTGACATGCCACGGGGGAAGCCGTTATAGCCGACGCTGATGACCGTGTTGTTGGGCCGGACGATCACAGCCCCCACCTTGGTGGAAGGGTCCTTGCTGGCTGTGGCGATGTATTGTGCCATGCCGAGATAGAACTGATCCCACTTGTCGATGCGGTAGGCTCGGCGCATGATCTCGTCTTCGTAATCGAAGCGAGGGTCTACATCGCTCCGGCCGATCGGTGGGGGACAGCAGTTCACTTGGCGGCCTTGTTGGCGATGTCCAGCTTCACTTCGGGCGGCAAGCCGTCCATCACCGCCTTGACCATGCGGTCCACCTTCTGTTCCAGCAGCCGGATTCCGGGAGTAGGGACACGCGACTTGTCCGCTTCCTCGTAAACCTTAACGATCGCATCGGACAGCATGGTGAGGTCGTCAGTGCGGGAGATGTCGGCGTCGATGATCGCGCCCTCGGGGAGAATGGGCGATGCGAGGCGGATATGGATGTTCACAGGAGAAATCCTCTCTTGGTGTATTCCAAAGGCTCGTAGTTGCCTTCGGTTTCGATGATGGTCTGGTAGCGGCGAATGAAGCGGTCCTTGGCTTCCTTGGCCGACCAAACACGGAACTCTGGAACCACGTTGTGGATCGAGATTCGGGGGTGGTCTTGCTCGTTGGTGTATGGCACCACCGGTGGCCCCATGAGTTCGTCCCGTTCAAGAAACACCATCATATTGTCCACACGGCGGACGCATTCCCGGATCGCTTGATCCACCGGGCAACGGAGTTCTTCGATGATATGCTCCATCAGGGCATCTTCGCCGTCCTTGTATCCGTTGACCGAATACTTGACCGGGCGAACCAGATCAGCGAACCCATACCCTTCTGGCGCGTCATGGATCAGGCCGTATAGAGCCGGTGAACCGGACAGTGACCAATCCCACTTGGGGACCAGTTTCTTGCGGTTCAGGGCGCAAATGTCAGCGACGTGAACCGAGTGCTGGGCAACCGAGTAGCGGACAGGATCACCGTAGCGATCGGCAGTCTGGCCGCCCCAGCGGGGCATCACAGCCAACGTATGAGCGATCGTCTCGATGTCGATCTCGTTGCCCGGATGCTTCGGCTGGAGCGGCCAGAAGTAGCGCCCCTTGTAGATTTGGATCGCCCCTTCGAGGCTCGATACCTTGGCTACTGCCCGGTTGCGATTGATCCGGGCTTGCCACTGGCTGTCAGAGAGACACACAGAAGGCTTCGCCTGTGTCGGGTGGTTGAGCATGTGGGGTTTTCCTTGGTCGGGATGGACACTGTTAAGCAGAAATGCCGGTCAGTGTCAAGCGATAATGTCGGTGCCTGCCTCAGTAACCCGGAGCCGGGGTGTGCAGAAGACCGTCCACATAAAGACGCGGCGTCTCGACATCGACCGACAGAACAGCGAACGAATTGTCGAGAGCAGAGGACGACATTGCGCACGGAGTCACGTTGTCTGTGATGTAGGTGATCTTGGCGATCGCCGCTCGGCCGGTGTATTGACCAGTCCGGGAATCGAACTCACGCAGCAGCATCCGATCGCCGATGGCATAATCCCGATCGCGCTTGTCCCGCATGTCGTGCTTCTTGCGTCCCACGATCATCTCTTCGAAGAACCACGGCCACGACTTCACTTCGTAATCATATTCCATATCAGTTTCCTTCCTCATTCATAATCTGCAATGATCTTGGCGACTTCATCCTCATCGTAGAGGACTTCGCACTCGCAATCACATTCCGGACAGAACCCAAGGTCCATCGGCATGGGACGGGTCGGGTGTTCGTTCAACTCGGTCACTGGACCAATCCAGCCGCATTGACCACATTCAGTGAACCACATAGGTCATCTTCCCATCTTCATTGTTGGTTCGATACCATCCACACCTTCTTGGATCATCGAAATACGATCCACCAGTGTCTGGATGGTCAAGGCGTCGATGGTGCCATCAACGACCAAGAAGTGAATCAGCACGTTGTGTTCAAGGCCGATCCGGTGGGCCCGGTCTTCGCACTGTTCCATGTCGCCGGGAACCGACCACATCTCCACGAACACGACGACGGTGGCTTCCGTCAGAGTGTGGCCGACGCCGCCGGCCTTGAGGTTGCACAAGATGACATTGCATTCTGGATCGGGAGCGATCCGGGCATCCTTGTCACCTTGGAATCGCAGCTTCTCAGCTTCGACTTTCTTGGCACCCATCCCACCAACGATCCGGGCGGCCGTGGGGAACTTAGCGTGAAGTTCCGAGATCACGTCCTTGTGGATCGCGAAAACGATTACCTTCTCACCGGCGTCTACGAGCCGCTGGATGTGTTCGGCCGCCATCGGCACCTTGGACAGCGCGAGATCACGGCGTGCCTCTGAGTAGGCCGCAAAGCCCGGTGCAAGCTCCCCTACGTCAAGGTCGTCGATCTCCGGCGCATCGAAGCCTTGAGGCAGGATGGTCGCCATTGTGTCGAGGATAAGAGCCGGGTCCACTTCTTCGAGGACCAGCTTCTTGTTGTATTCGATCCCGGTGTTGGCCGCGTCGAGCATGGCGAGCGCGTCGGTGAACTTGTCACGCTCGGTCTTGATGGTCTTCTTCAAGCCCTCAGGCGGAAAGACGATCACCTGTCTCGTCTTGCTGGGTAGGTCTTTCAGCACGTTGCTCTTGAGGCGGCGAATCATGAACGCCCGGCGAAGCTTCTCGTTGAGTTCGGACAGGTTCGAACCACCGGTGGCTTGTAAGCCGAACGGAGACATCACACCATCGCAATACGTCATGGCGAAGTCTTCCCAGCACTTCCCCAGACCCTCAGGATCGAAGTCGCGGATCATCGTCCACATATCCTTCGGCTGCTTCATCATCGGAGTCCCGGTGAGCATCAGCCGAATGTTCGCTGGTAGGCAGGGAAGCTTCCGGGTGCTACCCACCCGTTGTTTCATCCGCTCATATTTACGCTTCCACTTCTCTGTCCTCGGGTCGAAGAACCAAGTCCCAAAGATGGCCTGAGTTCTCTTGGAGTTCCCATTGGACAGATACTGGGCTTCATCACAAACCAAGATGTCCCAATGTTCTGCCCACAACTTCTCCCGGTTCTTGTGGAGAATGTCGTAGTTGATGATGACGAAATCGGTATCCGGAACATCAGAGCCGGCGGCGACGCCCACGGTGAGGTCCTTGTCCACCAACCACTTCAACATCTCCTTGAGCCAGTTCAGCTTCAAGGTCGAGGGACATACGATAATCCCATTGGTGAGCCCGAGATGGTTGATCAGGCCGATCGCTTGGATCGTCTTACCAAGCCCCGGACTATCCCCAATCAGGGTGTCATCACGCTCAGCGGCATAGAGGATACCAGCCTTCTGGTAAGGTAAATAATCCAGCACCTCCCCTTTGTGATTGACCAGATGCGGCCGGGCAATGTCCGCTTCGGCGAACATGGAATAGGAGGCGTTCATCGCCTCTTCCAGTTCGGTCAGCTTAGCATCAAGATCATTCCACAACTCGTCGGAGTCAGACCATTCGATATACTCGGCCGCTTTACGCCAGTCCGTTGTGGTGTAGAACCTGTTGCGCCGATCGAATATCCAACCGGCATCACGAAGCTCGGCCCAACGAGACTCGCGGGACGTGATGATGTAGCGGTCGTGGGATTGTGAAAGCTCCACGACTTAACCAGCGATACGGAAACGATGCTCTTCGATCCCGTCTTCCCAACAGGTGCTGATGCCGACGCATTCTGGCATGATCATCGCATATATGCGATCAACCAACGCTACTGCCGCCGGGTTGTCTGGATCGTGTTGGAGCGTGATGGTGTGGTGTGCCTCACTCACGTAACCAGCCCATCGTAAAAAGCGAACACCGCATTCAGGTCGATGTCGAGGTCGATCACTTCCACATTTTCTTCATCGACATAGCGCTTGGTCATCAGAAAATGACCCAAGTTGCTCGTGATGTGACGGGTATCGGAAACGCTCAGAGCGCCGGCGTCGGCCAGCATCTCCAAAATCATCAACAGCAGGGTTGTCTTCCCGCTCATCTGATTTGCTGCGATAGCGATCGAGATACCAGCTTTCTGTTGCTGCTGGATGTTCTTTCGCTGTGCCTCGGTCGGGAAGGGACTGGCGTGCGGCGGGAAGTCCTTTGCCTTGTTGGCGTCGGTCATCTCTTCTTCGATGATAGCGAAGCGGTTTTCGAGAGATGCTTCCAGCATCGCTTTATGGCGAGCCGCATAGCGCTGGGCCCAGAGGTCGTCACGCATCTTGTTTACCAGCGCGTGGCAGTAGTCTTCGATGTCCTGATCGGTGAAAGCGGCGATGTCCATAAGTTCTCCTGATTCGGTTACCAGCTAGACGAATTAGCTTGCACTGTCAACTCAAAATTGCTATGGTGCGAACTCAGAATGTCGGTGAGTTCTCCATGAAGATCGTAAAAGGTTCGGTTATTTCTTCCACCCCACTCCCCACGGATTGGGATGAAGACGCTTGCCTGTGTCAAGGTAAGGTCCCGGAAGACAAGCGGATCGACGTGGTGGAACGCATCTATGACGAGAAGCGCGAGAAGCACCGCTGGAAGGTGTATGTCCGCTACCACCAAGACTGTCCAGTTCACGGATGCCACCGCAAGGAGACTGCGTAATGCCACGAGGTTTGAGCCCCACCAAGTGCAACGAAATCGAACGGGATGGGGTCATCCCTGATGAGTGCCGTTTCCTGAACCCAACCCTTCACTTCTGCCCCGACTGGCAGGGTGCCTTGATCGACTCCTCCGATCCTGAATATGAGCGGTGTGCATGTCCGAAGGCCCGGTAATGACCTTGGAAGAAATCCACGATGCGCTGATCACCGATCACCGTGCGAACGGACCTGATGGTTGCTCGAACATCGATCGTATCAGATTTATCGGCGAAACCATGCAGCCGCAGGTGATCGACCTGACTGTGGACTATGACTTCACATTGGTAGTCGAGGAAGAGAGTCCGATCTTGGTGGCGGCGGTGAAACATCTGGCGCTTCTGAAACTGGACTACATCAACCGGCTTTATGATCATTGCCACATGATGAAAGAGGTGTATGACGCTGAGGCAGCCAAGCTGATCCTCGCCGTGCGCCGCATTGACCATCATCTTTCCTATTTGGAAGAAGGTCTACCCACCCCACCATTCTCGGTGTTCTCGTAGGTCCAGTAGTTTTTCCACTTATTTGTTGACACGAATCGCGAATCGCCTTAACTCGCGATTACCGAAAGCAACAAAGGAGTGAAACACTATGGCTATCAAGCGTGCGAAGACCTTCGATGAGAAGCAGTTCTATCGGCTGCTTACTCACATCGAAACCCACAGCGTCATGCCCAAGCGTGACAAGCTGATTGTGGCTCTGTCATTCAAGGCCGGGCTGCGTGTCGGTGAGATCGCCAAGATCAAGATCAGCGCGATGACCGATGTCGATGGCGCTATCGCCAAGCAGATCAACATCTTTTCCGATGTTGGTAAGAAGCAGCGGATGCGTGACATCCCGATGAACCCCCTGATCAGAACCTGTCTGGAAGAGTTCCGCGAGGAATATCCCAACGCCAAGTTCGTTGCGATTTCTTCGCAGCCCTTCCGTTGGATTCTGGCACGGGGCCGGCCGATCCCGAAAGATGCTGAGTTCAAGCAGATGTCCCCGGAAGCCTTGAAGACTTACTATCTCAAGATGCTCAAGTCGTTCGGGTTCGAAGGCGCTTCCACTCACTCGGGTCGCCGAACTTTTGGAACCCAGCTTGCCCGAACAGCTAACGCTCACCACTGCTCACTTCGTGACGTTCAGCGGTTGATGGGTCACGCTCGGATGGAAACTACCGAAGCGTATATCGAACTCACCGAAGATGCATCTGCGATGGTGATGGCACTCTAACAAACTTTTTTCTTGACCAACTAGGTGGAGCGTCATAGAGAACGAATCACCGACAACAAATGGAGGATACAGACATGACGAATGCAGTGAAAACCCCCGCCCGTGGGCGCAAGAAGATCGATCAGGCAGCCCTCGACGCTGCGAACGAAGCCTCCAAGGCACTGAGCGAGAAGCAGCAGCAGGCCGCTTCGAAGCCCCGTGCCAAGGCGGCTCCCAAGACCCGCGCCAAGGCCGCTACTGGTCTGGGCAAGCAGCGTCAGGCAGATGCCGCTGCTCCGGTGATGGAAAAGCAGGGGGCTTCGGCTTCCGGTAAGTCCGCTCCGGTCGAAGAGCTTCGCGGCGGCACCAAGCAGGTGCTGATCACCGAAGCTGTGATGGTCGGACGTTCCGGCCGGCCGGCTGGTGTCGAGGAATACCCGTTCGGCGAGCTTCCGCCCGCCTACAAGGATGAGAACGGACAGATCGTTGGTCTCTCGTTCTTCATCCCGATGACTGACAAGGCCGAGGGCAAGCTTTCTGCTGCCCGCAAGCGCCACAAGTGCCTGTTCTGGAGCCGCACGGTTTACGAGCAGGTCAATGGCAAGGGCCCCAAGGTCGAAGGTCTTCGCATCTGGCGTGGCACGCCTGACATCAAGGCGTAACCACGCAAACGGAAGGGCCGTCACGAAGGTGGCGGCCCTTTCCTTATAGTGAGAGCCAAATAATTTTCACTGACTGTCATTTTTATGTTGACACTGACAGTGAGAATCGGTAATTCGGCCCTCCAACGTCTGCTCCATGGTTTTCCGAGGGGCAGGAACAGCCGGAGTCACTCTGACCCCGCAGCGTCGAACTTGGGCGCGAGCGAGTCATTGGCCGGTCTGGTGCGGATACGTTTCGTGTCAAGGGCGGGTAGAACGGGGGAAGCCCCGAGATCACCGGCCCCCAGCACGATAGGCCAAGCCAGCGCAAGTGGTCCTGTCACGCGGTAAGTCATGGAATATCTCGACGAGTTGATTTGATTAAGTGTTGACACGAATCGAATCACCTAATAGAGAGACGGAATGCCAGCCTGATGGCGATAGTGTGAGGCAACTCACATAAAGGGGGTAAGGCCACTTAACCCCGCCGGTCCCGATCGGTCAATTCAGGCAAGCGCAGTCAGGTCCGCGAGGACCGCTTCACCGGGATAACCTTGCAAACTTAGCATAGTTGGTAATGCAAACGACTCTTAATCGTGAGATCGGTGGTTCAAACCCACCAGTCTGCTCCAAACGCAAAGATTGCCACGACTGCATGTGAAAGACGCCTAATGCCATAGAGGCTTGCCTCAATGTGGCCCGACCTGATCTCGCAAGGTGATGGTTGGTTGGTGGAAGAAGTTTCGTTGGGCCCGCAAGCCCTTAATGGCTGGAGACAGTCAGCGGAATCGAAACTGCCGAATATCATGCAGTGTCACCGCAAATGCCAGCGGTCCCGTGAGAACCGGGAGAAAAAGGCGGCGTTGGTCTGGAACTGAGCTACCGCAAGGGGCTTGGTGGATAAGTCGGGAAGGTGACTCGCAAGGTCACTATAATCTGACGAATGACGGATCGTAGCGGGTGTAATCTCAACCTGCTTCCATTTTTCGATTTCTATGTTGGCCCAGCAAAGAAGGTTAGCTACCTTCCCCTCGGTTCCCGCAGGTCAGGTCGATCCCAGCAATTCTCGAATGCAGACGGATCGTCGAAGCATCAGGTCCAGTAATTCGAGCCGTGGCTTGATCGCATTGGGCGTCGCTGCAAACCCGCTGGGTCATCATAGAAAACGATAGCCCGGAGTAACCGCCACAACAGATTGGTAGCTTCCATGGAAAGTTGTCGGGAGTTGGTCAGGGATGTTTAGGTGAAGTCGCCTTCGAAAGCGGCGCGGTGGATCGGAAAGCAGGGTTGATCTCCTGTGGAACGATAGGCCAGTGGTTCGACTCCACCTCCGGGCTCCATAACGCTTCACTCGTAATGAAGCTTCTCAGCGGAATGTCGGCGGTCACGCGACCTAACCGGCGATCCGTGGGTTTACACTGAACCGGCGGAAGGAAGGGCGTAGTGAACCCGGCCGAGCTTCGAGAGGCCCCATTACGAGTGATCCATTTGTGATCGGGCCGGCGGCACCAGATAGGTTTAAGGCGAGTGGACTCCCGTCGAACGGAGACGACAGACCCGGATAAAAACCGTGTATGGGTGTTGCTAGTGCTTTGGCCGCCGGCCTGATCACAGATGTTTCACTTGCAACAAGGGAGGCGGGCACCGTCGGGAAACCGGGACGGATGATTCGCGAACTTTAGTCCGCTCTCCTTGTTGCGAGTGATGTTCGAGTTTTTCTCACTTCCCTGTCCGCAGGGGTGACCCGGTAGGTAACCAAGGGTGGTTCGAATATCCTCGCATTTAGTTCCTGTGGGTTCCATGGAGCCCCTTGAATCCTCAAGCAGGTGACAGAGAGTTAAAGGAGCCGCCCTGCTCCGAAACCAGATAAAATGGGTGAGTGCAATTTTTTAGTTGACATTCGAATCGGATGTCGTTACACTTCGATCATCAAGACCGGGATGTTCCGGCCAAACAGGATTTCAGAGTTCAACCATGTTCAACGTAGTCGCCATGAATAACCCAGCAGCACCGGCCATTATGGTCCCGGTCGCGATGGCGTGCGAACAGATGGTTGGTGGCTAGGCCACTTCACTCTCCAAGCAGTTATCTCGATCGGGGGCCATGGCAACATGGCCCCCGATTTCGTTTCAGGGTCTAGCTCAGTTGGAAGAGCGTCCGGTTTGGGACCGGAAGGCCGTAGGTTCGAGCCCTACGATCCTGACCATTTCAAGAGTATCAGGCGGTAGGGGAGTCTGGCCGTCCCTACCTCCCTCGGACGGAGGGGATCGCAGGTTCGAATCCTGCCCGCCTGACCAAGTTATAGCAGAGCCTCAGTGGGGGCGGGGCCTCATAAGCCTTTGACCCGGTGGCGCACATCCACCCTTTGCTACCAGATAGGTGACCCAGCCACCTCCTCGTCGATCGCCGAGATCGTCAGGTGCCCCGCACGATCAGCGGAGCTAGTAAAACCACTGGGACGTTTCGAACCGTCTCGTTGAGACGCGTCTAAGCCGGAGTAATTAACCGGCGTATGCGGGGCGGTTGTAGAACGAGGAGGACGCCGGTTCGAATCCGGCCACCGGGGCAAGGCTCCGGTGTAGCTCAGGTGGTTAGAGCGCCTTGTTGATTTCGTCCCCGGCATCCGTCAAATCGGATGGGACAAAGAGTTTGTTGGTGATTAGCTCATTCAGGAGAGCGCTGGTGTCACATACCAGAGGCGGCAGGGGCAGAGCCTGCATCACCAACCATCCACGGATAGCTCAGTTGGTAGAGCGGCCGACCGATAATCGGCGTCTTGCGCAGGTTCGAGCCCTGCTCTGTGGACCAGTTACCAAACCCTTGACGGGGTGAGGACGCAGGGGTTAGTCTCCCTGTAAGAGCGAGACTAATAGACCGAACATTCGGCCGGCGGATGAGTTGACGACTCGCACTCCCGGTTGATCAGTAGGTTGAGGTCTCGCTACCAGTTTATGTTCGGTGGTGACAGAGTGGTAATGTGCCCGGCTGTTAACCGGTGTCCCCGAAAGGGCGGAGGTTCGACCCCTCCCCGCCGAGCCAATTTAGGAGAAGTGAGTGGAACGCTACAACATCAGCTACGATCGACCCGGACGAAAACTCCGGGAGACCGATCCGGGCCCGTCTGATACCACATGGAAAGGTGTCCGGGAACATTGGTCGAGATCGCATGATGGGCAGTTTCTCTCGGACTATCAGGAAGGTGTCGCACTGGCCCAAGCGGATTTGACCGCTGATAACCGGGACAATCGCGACGCGCTCTTGGCGGTAGAGGTAGCAGATCGCGGACTTGGCTGGGAAGCCCAGCGCGATGGTTACCTCGACACGATCGGCGAAGGAAAATACGTCGCTCGTTTGGATTTTTAATGACAGAGATGAACGTCTTATGTCTGACTTGCCAAACGGAATTGACTGGTAAACAGACCAAGTTTTGCTCACGAGCATGTCAGAACAAAAACGGTAATGTGAGGAATCAACTCTACGAAAAACAACAAGCCCGAGGCTTGAAAAGAAAAATGGAGTTGATAAACCTTCGAGGAGGTGGTTGTGAAGAATGTGGTTACAGAGATAATCTAGCTGCTTTGTGTTTTCATCATACAGATGAGACTTCAAAAGGTTTCGAGCTTACTTTAAGAGAGCTTTCGAATCACAAAGAAGAAACTATAATGAAAGAGTTCGCCAAATGTGTTGTGTTATGTCATAATTGCCATATCGAACACCACAATCCGAGCCTGAATGGCTGGTATAAGAAATAATTGATCCTGTAGCTTAGTGGTCTAAAGCTCTCTCCTCATAAGAGATGAAACGTAGGTTCAAATCCTACCGGGATTACGCTTCGTTAGCTCACCAGTAGAGCGCTGCCGTGACAAGGCAGAGGTAGGAGGGGCAGCACCTTCACGAAGCACCACAGTTTGGGGTCGCATGTTCCAAGGGAAGGCGACGGACCCTTGCAAGGTCTGTGAGGTGGGTTCGATTCCCACCGGCTCCACCATACTTGACACGGCCAAAATTTGGCCTATTGTCGGCCGAAGCAATCATGCTAAAGGAACCGACATGAACACTTTGTATAGCTGGAAAATCCGCCGGGCTGGTGCTGGTATGACCATCACTCATTCGTGCGGTAAGATCGTCAACGTCGCTGACATCGAAGCCAAGGGTGACCGGATCATTGCCACCACGGCGACTGGGGCTGAGTTCGAATTGGCGACGCCGCCCCTCCTCGCAGGGTAAATTAAAAATACGCCAGTGTGATTTTTGTGTTGACATAACGAATCGAATCACATATAGTTCGGCTTCAACAACGGACACAGTGTCCACCAAACAGGATTTTGAGTAACTGCTATGACCTACGGATTTACCAAACGAGATCGCCGGAGAGGCGAAGAACGAGGTTTCACCTCGTAACCCGGTAGTGCGTAGAGCTATCGGTGTCGTTTTGACGGACCTTTAGCTCAGTAGGTAGAGCAGGCGGCTCTTAACCGCAAGGTGGTAGGTTCAAGCCCTACAAGGTCCACCAAAACGACATCGATTTTTGAACGCCCTACCGGTCGCCCGGTGGGGCGTTTTTCGTTTCCCGGCTGGTTCTTGGCATGGACCGGTAGCTCAGTAGGCAGAGCGCGGGACTTTTAATCTTGAGGTCGTGGGTTCGAACCCCACTCGGTCTACCAAGAATATCAATAGTTTACGACTAGATGCGGGTGTAGCTCAGTGGTAGAGCGCCTGCTTGCCAAGTAGAAGGTCGCGGGTTCGATCCCCGCTACCCGCTCCAGTCGAAGTTGTTAGTGATGAGTGATGATGCAGCCGTAGCTCAGCGGTAGAGCGGGAGGCTTCCACCCTCCGTCAGCGCGGGTTCGATCCCCGCCGGCCGCTCCATCACTTATTATTGGCCGTGAAGCCCAACGGTTGGGCAGCGGATTGTCTATCCGAAGGTTGCGGGTTCGAATCCCGTCACGGTCGCCAGTTTGCAGTATCGTCTAATCCCCGACAACGGGGACAGAGTGTCATGACCTCTGGGACTAGGATGGCCGGGCGAAGAACCGGAAGATGTCGGTTCGATCCCGGCTGCTGCGCCAGTTAACCGGTCAGATATGACCTACAAGCCCGTCTTGTGTGCCATATATGACCATATGAGGCCCTATCCTCTATGGGTAAGAGTCCACCCTCTCACGGTGAGAAACCGGGTTCGAGCCCCGGTAGGGCCTCCATGAATTAGTTTACGAGTTCGGTCTGGAAGCTCAACTGGAAGAGCAACCGCCTACGAAGCGGAAGGTTGATGGGTTCGACTCCCTCGCAGACCACCAATTTATATGGCCCTATCCTCTATGGGTAAGAGTCCGCCCTTTCACGGCGAGAAACCGGGTTCGAGCCCCGGTAGGGCTACCAGATAAGTCAGTGCCGCTTTAGCTCAACTGGAGAGAGCGCGGGCGTCCGAAGCCCAAGACCGGGGTTCGAGTCCCTGAGGCGGCACCAGAGATTGCAGGAATAGCTCAGTGGTAGAGCGGTAGGTTGAAAACCTACGCGTCGGTGGTTCGAACCCATCTTCTTGCACCAGATCACCGCCCCCGCCGAGGCGGGCCATGAGCCTTCTAAGCTCTAAGGCGTCGGTTCGACTCCGGCCGGGGGCTCCACGCCCAGATCAAAAAAAA